TGGTAAAACACTTTGTGTTACGTATGACGAACTTGTGGGAAGCGGGATTATGAGTAAGTCCAATTATAAAAAACATGTTCGTGAGAAAAAGTTTGTTCTCTTGCAAAAAGGCGGCAACGGGCGTAAGGTGCGGATTGTATACGAAAGTATGCCTGAAACCATACGTGCGAATTATGACGCAAAATATCCTGACGCCAAGAAACAACTCAAAAAACAGATAGTTCCCATGAATGAACGATTGAAAGGTGATGAAAAAGCCGCCAATTTCTTCCGGACATATACCCCGAAAATAACGATCGAACGGCAGACGGAATACATGCTGAACGTCAAGGTCCTTAATGCCATGGTGGCTAAGGAAATGGACTTGAAAGGTATACACAACCAAAGTGGCTACCAACATAAGCCGCTGGTTCGCGATACGATTATCGCTCTCTGCGAGAGCTTGCGTGAACGGTACGGACACACTCTTCCGAAAAGTGCGGCCCGCCTGATAGAAAAATACAATGATTACAAAAAACGCAGTTATGTAGCCCTTATTAATGGGAATATAGGCAATCAGGTAGCCCGTAAGGTCGGTCCCAAGGAAGGACGCCTTCTGTTAAGACTCAAACGTAGTAAATTCCCTGTATATACTGATATGCAGATATTCGAGGAGTATAACCGGATAGCCGAGGAAAAGGGGTTAAAACGCATTGAATCACCCAATACCGTGACGAATTATCTCTATAAGACCGCCGTCAAACTGTGGTGGTACGCTTCTGTTTATGGTGAAGTGGCTTTCAAAAACGAGTTCATGCCGTTATTTGACACCCAGTTGCCGGAAATGCCGAACACGCTTTGGTATGGTGACGGAACCAAGCTTAATCTTTACTACAAGGACTATGACAAGAAACAGAAACGCATGGTAGCCCGTACTATTGACGTATACGAAGTGATGGATGCCTGTACCGAAGTGTTTTTGGGGTATTCATTCGGACAGGAGAACTTCCTGACCCAATATGACGCCTACCGCATGGCTCTGGAAACATGGAAAGTCAAGCCATACGAGATAGTGACGGATAACCAGGGAGGACATAAGACTAAAGGTGCCCAGACATTCTTCAAGAAGATATGCCACCTGCATAAGACCACCATGCCGCACAACGGACAATCGAAAAGTATTGAAAGCGCTTTCGGACGCTTCCAGCAGCAGGTACTTCATAAGCTATACAACTTTACAGGGCAGAACGTTACGGCCGTCAAGGAAAACAGCCATGTCAATGTGGACCTTATCATGGTAAATATCGAACGTCTGCCGACACTGGAAGAGGTGAAAGAACAATATATAGCCTGCCGCAATGAGTGGAACACCATGGATCATCCGACTTCCGAAACCGGAATGACCCGCATGGAAATGTATACTTCCCTCAACAGTCCGAATGCGGAACCACTGGAAGACTATGAAGTGGCGGACCTCTTCAAGATATTCTCCACCACTAGTGTGAAATACGGAAAGGACGGCTATTGCTTTGAAATAGATAAAAAAGAATATCGCTACCAGGTGTATGACGAAAGCGGACAGGTAGACCTTAACTTCCACATGCAGAATGTAGGCGAAAGTTTCCGTTACCGTTACGATCCGAAAGACATGACGGTCATCGAACTATGGCGGACTACCGCTACCGGACTGGTTTACGAAACCGACGCTACTCCGAAAGTCAAGATTCACCGTGCCACTGCCGAACGGGATGAAAAAGATAACAACTTCCTGTTTACCCAACTGCGGGAAAACGAACGTGCCCGCGTTGCCCATCACATTGCTTCGGAAGAACTGTTGTTGGAAGAGAGCATGAGCGAAGCCTACACCAGACTGATTATTCCCCGTCCGGTAGGAGTGTCAAAAGATTCAATGGACGATTACCGTGAAGAATATGCCGATGGCAAGTTGAGAGCTCCGGTAGACTATCTGCCAGGCACCGGACCGGGAACCTACGAACCGGATGATGAAGAAGAAAGAGGCGTCGCGTCTGTCGGGGAATTTACCAAAGAAACGTCCGGTTTCACTTGGGCGGATATGTACAAAGACTTTTAAATCAGTATTCAATAATCAATCAAATACCAATCAGACAATGAAAGAACTTACCAAACAGGAGAAGGACGCTATCCGCGAAGCTCTGTCGGAATATTGCAGCAACTATCCTTCCCAGAACCGTGCCAGTGAGAGTCTTAACGGTGTGAGTGCCGCCACCGTTTCGCAAATCACCAATGGCAAGTATACCAATATCAGCGATGACATGTTTATCCGTATCGCTACGCAAATAGGCTATAGCCTTGAAAACTGGACGCTGCACGAAAGCGATACCTTTACCCGTCTCACTTTCGCCATGAGCGACGCCCAAATGTACCGTAACGTCACTTGGGTAGTCGGTGACGCCGGATGTGGAAAGACAACGGCTGCCATAGAGTATCGTCGTACGCATCGCAATGTGTTTTATATCCTTTGTTCGGAGGATATGAAGAAAAGCGATTTCGTGCGTGAAATAGCCAAGCAGGTGGGAGCTCCGGTAGACGGAACGAATCTGCGTGACATTTTGGAATACTCTATCAGCATGATTGCTTTCCTGAAAAATCCGATCCTTATTTTTGATGAAGGAGACAAACTGACGGATTCCGTTTTCAACTACTTCATTTCCATCTACAACCGCCTGGAAGGTAAAAGCGGCATTGTCTTCCTTTCTACCGACTATATCAAACGTCGCCTGGAGAACGGCTTGCGTTATAACAAGAAAGGCTATAAGGAGATAAACAGCCGTATCGGTCGTAAATTCTTTGACGTGAACGTGGCTACGGAACAGGACATATATGCCATCTGCAAGGCGAACGGTCTGACTGACCCGGGTGAAATAAAACGTGTAATGCGTGAAGCGATGCAGGGCGAATATGATCTCCGCCGGGTAAAACGGGTGGTGCATGCCTGTAAGCGCATGCTTGAAGCCAGACGGTTGGAAGGAGGAAAACAGGCATGAGCGGAAAGGTAAATGAAGCCCGCACGTTTGCCCGTAACGCTAAAGGCGTTCGGGAAGTGCTGAACATGAAATTTGATACGTTGCCTTTCGAAGGTGACTGGTTCGAGGCTTTCAATACTCCCGAACGTCGTGGTGTCTGGTTTATCTGGGGGAACACGGGTAACGGAAAAACTTCTTTCGTGATGCAGCTCTGCAAATATTTATGCCGGTTCGGGCGTGTGGCTTATGATAGTCTGGAAGAGGGTGCCTGCCTTACGATGCAGAATACGCTTATGCGTTTCCAAATGCAGGAAGTAAACCGACGCTTCCTGCTTCTGGACGCGGAGCCGTTGGATCAGTTAAGCCTGCGTATCAAACGTCAGAAAGCGCCTGATTTTGTGGTGATAGACAGTTTTCAGTACACGCAGATGACTTACCGGCAGTACATTGAGTTCAAAGAAAAGCATCGTGGCAAGCTGCTGATTTTTATCAGCCATGCCACCGGGCGTCTGCCAACCGGACGTAGCGCAAAAAGCGTGATGTTCGACGCGTCACTGAAAATCTATGTAGAAGGATACAGGGCATTTTCCAAAGGCCGTTTCATCGGGCCGCGCGGGCATTTCGATATTTGGTCGGAAAAGTCCAGACTTTATTGGGGAGAAGAAATCTGACTAGTGATAAATGTTTAGTAATAAGTGATTAACAATGAAAATGACTAAGGGTAAGCCTATCAGTCCGGGACAGTTGAAAGCGTTGCACGCCACATTCCGCAGCAAGGGATTTGATGAAGAAGATCGTCATGATTTTATCAGTCGCTTTACGGAAGGACGTGTCAATAGTACAAAGGAACTGACTTTCAATGAGGCAAGGCAGATGCTTGAGCGGCTGAATGAATCCGATATAAAAAAGAAAGAACGGGAACAGGCGGAATCACTGAAGCAAGTGAAGGCTATATTCAAACTGTCTTTTGGAATCTCCTTTCTGAACAAGGGATATAGCAATGACACGGAGGAAGAATTTGAGATGAATAAGGCCAAACTGAACATGTTTGCCCGCAGCAAGAGCGCTTCCCACAAGAACGTGACGGAGATGTATCTTTCCGAGCTAAAAGCTTTCAAGAAGCAACTGGAAGCTATTGCCTA